GCGCCATCAGGTCGGTGCCGTACTTCGTCTGCCGGGTCTTGACGCGGACGGGCGTGTTGGCGTCCTTGTAGTTTTCAGCTAACGACGCCAGCCAGGAATTGATGGTCGTCACCTCTTCGCCGTTGCTGAAGGTGATGAAGTACTTCGTCACGCTGGGGTTTTTCGTCGGCCCGGTGTTGATGTGCATGACGCGCACGAAGCCGGCCGGCAGGTCGGATTGACCTGCGCTGTCACTCGGGTGTGGTAGTGCCGCGGGTTCTCCTCCGTCCGCGGCGGCCGGAACTGAGAGCGCCGGGGACGGATGCAGGGCCGCCCGCGGGGCACTTGGAGCCGCGAACGGGATGCTCTCCATTTCGGATTCGTCGAGCATCCCCAGGCCGATGATCGAGAGCGTGACGCGGCGCTTGGCTTTCGTCTCAGCTTTCATCAACGCATTGCTGCGGCTCTCGCCCTTCAGGCCGCCGAGCGGCACCGCGCCGATCGACTCGTCGGTGCGCCCATCCGGCAGCGTCGCGCGCGCCGTGACCACGTACGTGTCCTCGACCACCTCTCGAGCGGCGATGGTGATCGCGACCTTGTGCACCTGGCGGAGTTGATCGGTCGCGCCTTTCAGCGCATAGAGCACTTCGCGGCCGTTGAGCGTGATGTACGCGAAGGGCTGCGTGAGCACGTTCAGCCCGACGCTCTCGCAGACGCTGCGGTAGTACGAGACTTTCTGCGTCGGCGTCAGCTTGCTCAGGTCGCCGTGCAGGATGACGCGGGCGACGGTTTCGCCGTCGACGATCGGGGCGAGGTCAGTGGTCATGCGGCCTCCGGTGCGGACATGTACGCGGCGGGGCGTGCCCACTTGCGCCGCACCTGCCGCCACTCCAGGCCGTACGTCCGCGTTTCTGGTGGTTGGTAGAGCTGACAGAACGGCATGAAGCCCAGCGCGAACACGCGCTCAATGCGCCGTTCGGCCTCGGCCACGGTTTCGGAGTCGTAGCCGATCAGGGTGTAGCAGCGACGCTTGCGCAGCGGGATCCCGTCGAGGATGCGCGCCGCCCGTTCGAGCGCCGGGAGATCGTGCGCCGTATCGCACGCGAACCAGAGTTCGCCGAGGGAGACGGAATCGAACAGCGGCCGATGCCAGTCGTGCAGGTAGTGCTTGTCGAGGCCGCCGTTGAAATACACGCGGCGTCGTTGCTCGCGCAACATGTCGAACACGGCGCGCACGTGCCGCTCCGAACACGCCAGTAAGTTGTTGTCCTGTACGATCCAGCCAGGCTGAATCGTCAGCTCGCGCAGCGCGCCCTCACTGCGTGGCACGTTGCACCAGCCACATTTTTTCGGGCAGCCGCGACTGGTGATCGTGCATCCCACTTTCATGAATTGCCCCGGCACGAAGTCGCCGCCGCGGTCGTTGTAGGCCGGGCCGCCGACCTGCACGTCGCGATAAAACGCTGACCACGCATAGGCGAGCCGCTCGCCTTCCGCCTTGTGCCACGTGAACGTGACGCTGACGCGGACGGGGATCGCCGGATCGTGCGGACGGAACAACGGCGGATACCCGACGAAAGCGAGATCGTCATCCGGGGTCCATTGATTGCGCGCGACGAACACGCGGATCATCGATCCTCCTCGTCGTAAATTCTGATGTCCCATCCAGCCGTCCGGTAGGCGCAGCGGGCGCACGTCAGGTAGATCAACCCGTGCTCGAGGTGGAGCGTCCAGCAATGGCCGCGCAGCCAGCAGCGCCACGACATAGCCCTACCCTGCCGACCGCTTGCGACCGAATTCGATGTTGGTGTAGACCGGCTCGCCGCGCAGGTACTGGTCGACGAGCGCCCGGCTGTAGCGGACCTGACCGATGCGCGGCTTGAGCTCGAACCGCTCGTAGTCGCCGGCGGCCGCGTGCCGGGCGTAGGTGGGTTGTGTAATCCCGAGGAGCGTGCGAAACTCGTGAGAGTTCATCGCGAGCGACCGCTCCGCGATGGGAAGACGACGGGGCCGGGCCATCCTACTGGCCTCCCGTTGGCGGGCCTTCTAGAGCCGATTCGGACTCAGAGTCGGACTCAGACTCCTTATCATAAGGTATATTATCAGAACCACTCATTAACCCCCATAAATCGCCGTTCTTCTCTGGACGGTCGACAGGTCGTTGAGTCTCGTTCTGACTCGGTCGCGTCAGCCGATCCCCGTAACTGTTGATGTTCTGATCGGCGGCGTCCGCCCAGCGATTGCGTTTCCGACTCATTACGCCGCTCCCACGAGGATTGCCAAGGGAACCCCGGTTACCAGCATGATGCGCCGGGCGGTCGCGCCCTTGGTCGCCACCGTGCCCCGTTCCAGTCGGGAATACAGGGTTTGCGAGATCCCGAGCACCGCGGCGGCGTCGAGCTGGGACAGTTCCCGCTCGAGCCGCCAGGCCCGCAACGACGGGTAGCCGAGCCCCCGCCGGACGCCCGATCCCGTTATCAGACGTTGCAGGTTTTCCGAAGGATTCGCGCGATGTGTTTTCTTGCGCTTCCGCGCCGGGGCCGCCGCCCGCGTCTGGTCTGGATTCATAACGGCGAAATACTAGGATCGTTCAGACTCGCTGTCAAGTCGGAATAGACACCGTTGAGTCGAGGATTGAGTCTGCTTGCACAGAGACTCGCTGAGGCCCCTAGACAGCGCGGCCCCGCGTCAGCGATACTTTCTTAACGTGAGTCGCATCCCGTCCAGTCTTGCGGAAACCCAGCCGCCACGCGTATCGTCAGTCTCGATGAGACTGAACGACCAAGTACGCGAGCGCCTGCGCGAAGAGATGGCCCGCCAGGATCTGAGCCAACGGGATCTCGCCGAGATGCTGCACTGGTCCCAGTCGAAGGTCGCGAAGCTGCTGAGCGGCCGCGTCGAGATGACCTTGAACGACCTCGAAATGATCTGCACGCAGCTCACGCTGCGCCCGACCGAGGCCGTCCGCGATAAGGGGTTGGAGTTCTGCCGCGAGATGACGCCGACCGAGTTCCGGCTCTTCGAAGAGCTGGCCCGCAATTCGCGACTACGCGACGCCTTCCTGATCCTCGCGAATATTCCACCCGACGCCGCGAGCCCCGGCGTCGCCCGTCGTGCTCCCCACCTGCGTCCGACGAAAAAAGCCGCGAAGGCAGATCTGTGATGCTGACGCAGACCGGCCCCCGCACCAACACGAAGCTGCCATCATTCGCGTTCGTGAGGTTGCCCATGTCGACGTTCGAGACGACCGCCCGCAGGCGGCCCGCAACGGTCCTGCTCCCCCACCCGTCACTGGCTGACATGCTCGACACGATCAAGCGGAGTGATCCGATCAGGTACGCGGCGATCCTCGAGGTCACCATCCAGGCCTATCAGCAGGTGCAGGCCGAGCGCCGCAAGGCGTTCCCGGCGCCCGTCACGCCCTGGTAGCCATCGGGCGCCGCGTCACCCGCGCCGCCACGGAGACGCGATGACCGTCGAAAGCAAATGCCCGTTCTGCGACTGGACCGCGAAGCAATCCACCGGCAAACAGGACGAGGCGCTGATCACGTCCTACCTCGCGAAGGCCCTGATGGATCACCTGCGGCGCAAACATGCCCGCCACGACGAGACGCGCATCGACAACCTCGCCTTCTCGACCATCCTCTCGCAGCGGACGAAAATGGGGATGATCGAGTTTTCGTTCAACGACGAAATGTCCCAGTGGGATCTCGACAAGGCGCGCGAGATTCACCGGATGCTCGGCGAAGCCATCGAAGCCGCCGTGTCGGACACGTTGATCCACCAGTTCCTCGTCCAGAAGGTCGGCCTGGACGAGAACAAAGCCGCCGCTGCGTTGATGGACTTCCGCGAGCTGCGCCAGGGGTCGCGCGGGACCAGCCAGCCCAGCTAACGCGATGGCGTTCCACGTTCCAGAAGCGGCGCGCAACACAACGCACCCCCAACTTGCGAGCACGTCAGCCGACGGCAATAACGGGGCGTTTTACCTGGAGTCGCCGGAGCCAGGCTGGCGCTTGGTGCTGATCGCCAGCGACAGCAGCGATCCGAATATTCCCGACGACTGGCGAGGCTGGGAACACGTCAGCGTGCATGCGTTTCGGGATGCGGCGCGCGAATGGAAGGTCAAGATGCGGACGCCGACGTGGCGGGAGATGGTCTACGTCAAGGATCTCTGCTGGGACGAGGAAGACGTGGTAATGCAGCTTCATCCGCGGCGGTCGGAATACGTCAACAACCACCCGCACGTCCTGCACCTGTGGCGGCCGACGCACGTCGCCATCCCGACGCCGCCCGCCATCCTCGTCGGGTTTGTTTCGCCTTGAAAGCGAAAGTTGGCTTGCACGCGCGATTGCACGACGCCGCTAAACGTGGCAGGAAAAGGGCTTCGCTATAGGGCTTTTTGCCTTCCCAAGCCTCGGACACGGGTTCGATCCCCGTAGCCCGCTCCATCGAAAAAAGCCCGGAAACATTGACGAAAACGCCAGCAAACCCCCGCGAAACTCCGAACAGCGACAGCGGCCACTCGCGGCCGTTTTGCAACAGTTAGGGCCAGAAAAACCGACAAGGTTACCCGAAAAGGTTACCCGCGACTGGTAGTTCTGCCAGTCGGCTCCAGTCACGCCGCAGCCGATACTCTTCGCGGAAGGAACTTGCCAGAAATGAAAGTAGGACTCGCGCTCGTGTTCGCCCTCGCCACCATCGCCTGCAGCGATTCGCGGCCCGTCGTGACCGCCGCGGAACACGACGAGGCGACCAAAGCCGTCGCGGCGCTCCAATCGATCAAGGCGGTGACGCGGCTGGACTGCGCCGCCCATGAAGCCGCGATCACCCCGGCGACGTGGCTCGGGCTCGACGCCCAGAAGAAGAAGCAGGCGACGATCATGCTCGCCATCGCCTGCGCGGAAGTCGGGATACCCACCACGCCCCGGATCAGCGTCATCGATCACCAGAGCGGCCAGCGCCTGGCCCGCGTCGGCGCACTCGGCTACACGCTCGAGCCGCGCTAGTCCTCGTCCCACGCCAGCGTCAGGCACTGCGCGCAGAGCCAGCACTTCGCGTCGGTGCGGTTGCAGTCGCGGATCAGCTTGAGGCGCAGCCGGAGCTGCGCGATGAGCGCGTCGCGCTCTTTCAGCCGGGCCGTGAACGTCGCGGCATCCCGGCGCGCGTCGCTCACGGCACCGGCGCCTCGTCGTCGGGCCGATGCCGGCGGATAAAGAGAATGCCCCGCCCGAGTTTGTTGACGAAGCTCTCGACGTCCTCGACCACGTCCACGACGTAGCCGCGGAAATCCTCGATCGCGCTGATGATGGCCGCGGTGTCGGCGGCCTGCGCCGCGGCGGCGTCGACGAGCTGCTGCTCGATGACGTCGAGGCGCAGCAGGATCTCCTCGGTGCCGTTCGGCGGCGGCTCCGGTCCCGGTTCCGGCGGGTCGCTCCTGAGCGTGAGCGGGCCGGGCAGCTCGAGGTACGCGGCGGTCGGCGCGACCCAGTTGGTCGGCGGCAGCACCGTGCCGGGCGGCGGCGGCGCATACGGCGTGTAGGCGAGCCGGATCTCCCGCGTGCCGTTGCCGAGGTCGACGTCGGTCAGATAGTCGGCGCCGGTGCCATCCGACTTATCGAGCAGCGCGTCGACCGCGACGCCGTTGAACTGCGTCTGCCCCGCGCTCTTGCTGATGTAGCCGACGTTCGCATCCCAGACGGTGTGGATGGTGTAGCCGGCGCGGACGCAGACCTGGCCTTTCCCGGCGTCGCCCTGGTCGGCCGGGACGATGGTGCTCTCGAATTCGGCGAGCGTGTCCGCGAACACCTGACTCCAGTTCTGCATAACGCTCCTACACCAGCCACGCGAGGACGACGAACGCCGCGCCAAGCCACTCCATGTGCACGTTCACCCCGGCCGGCGGTTTCGCCGCGATGAGAAAGCAGATGATCGCGAGAATCAACGCGAACAGATGCGCGGTCAGCATACCCGCCGCCTTTCTAGAATGCGCCCACGCCCCACAACTGCCGGGCAAACTGCGTGAAGTCTTTCGGCGCCGCCAGGGCTTCCTTCCCGGTGCCGATGGTGACGAGCAGTTGGTGCAGGTCCGCGATCGCGGACTTCAAGATCGGCACGTCGCCCGCGGTGTAGCCGAGCGCGATCAGGTCAGCCTCCGGCGTCGCGTCGAGGTAGCCCTTGAGCGTCGCGACGTCGCCGCCAAGTCGCTGAAAGCTGCGCGCAATGTCGCCGGCGCGGGAGTCGATCTCACTTTTCGTAACCGGTAATCCGACAGCCATACCGCGCCGCCTTTCGTTAATTCACTTCGATCGTGATCGTGCCGAAGAGTCTCGTGGTGTTCGTGGCATTCGCGAACGACCCGGTCCCGTAGGTCTTGTAGCAGTCGATCGACGTCCCGCCAGGCAGACAGAAGCTGCCCGCATTGCCGCCGCCGGCGTCGTCATGCACGATCGGATGCAGCGACGAGCCGACCACCGTGAACCCGCCCGGCACCGCAATCTTCAGCACGGTCGGCGTGCCGGTCACCGACGTGGTCTGCAGGTACCACGTCGCTGTCAGCGACTTCCCCGAGAGTCGAAAGGCGTAGCGCGTGACATCGCCGGCATCGACCGTCCACGATCCCACATTGCTCGTGAAGTTGGCGCCGCTGTAGGTCGGCGTAATCCAGGCGCCTTGCTCGTGCGCGACCAGCAACCACTGCGATCCGTCGTGCTCGTAGGTCAGCGAGCCGCCAGCGGCCACCGGCGTCGCCTGCGAGGTCGCCGTATTCAGCAGGCGGTTCTGAAACAGCGACGACCCGTTGTTGTGCCCGAAGTACGCGACCGCGCTGCCGGTATTGCGGAAGCGCCAGCGTTGCCCCGCCACGCCGCCGGCCAGGCCGGTGACGGTCAGGTCGCTCGCGCCAGCCCAGCGCGTCAGCGTGTCGCCGTGCAGGCCCGGCGCCCAGTTGTGCACCGTGCCCGTCGTCGTTAGCGCCGTCGGCACGGTGTCGACGAGCTCGGCGTCGACCGCATCCATCAACGCATCGACGGCGGCTTTGTTCCAGATCGTGCCGACGGTGTTCGAGCCGTCGTCGTCGATCAACGTCCCGTACCATGTTCTGTCGAGCGGCATCGGTTACTCCGCCAACAGCGCCGACACGCGGCGCAAGGTGTCCTCGAGCGAGTACCGCACACTGGTCGCGCTGACCGTGTAGCGCGGCGGCACGCCCGGGCTGACATCGATCTCGGTGATCGTGACGTCCTGGATCGTCAGCGTCTCGTGAATCGACGGGCTCGTGAGCGTGACGACGACCGGCTTGCCGCTCTTCGTCTTCACGTCACGGGTCGCGTAGCGCACGGTGATGATCGAGCGGCTGAACAGCGCCAGGTCGGCATCGCAGAGCGCGACCAGCGAGGCTTCGCCGCGGCGGCGATCGACGAGCAGATGCTCGATGATGCCGTCGCTCAGATCCCGCGCGCCCAGGACCGACTGCGCCGTGACGTCGTCTCGCTGGACGAAGAGATGCACGAGCGAGCCTTTCAGCATCACCTCGGTCAACCCGGTCACGCCGACGAGCGCCGGGCGCGCGGTCGCGACCGTGTTGTAGACGACCGTGCTGACGATGGCACCAGGGCCGGCCGCGGGGATCCCGAGGAGGCTGTTGCCGCTGACCGCCGCATAGCGCACGAGTTGATTGCCATCGAGCTCGACCCAGCCGCCTACTGGCGGGAACGGCGCCGCCGTCGCGACCGGAATCGTCGTGCTGCCCGCGTTGACCTGGCCGGCCGGCTGCAGCAGCAGCGAGGTATCCGAGGTCGGCGCGTTCGCGCCGAGGCTGCCGTCGGCGGTTGCATCGGTGACGCCCGTCGTCGCGCTGTTGTTGGCGATCGTCTGCTGCAGTTTCAGTTGCGCGCCGTTCGCGACGGTGCGGTAGATCTTGCGCGAGGTCGTGGCACCGCCGCCGACGGCAATGCCGGACAGCGCGACCTGCGCCGACACCGCGGTGTTGACCGCGGGCGGGACGGCGCCCAGCCCGCTGTTGGCGAGCGCGTCGGTGTAGGTCGTCGCGGTGTTGTTCGCGAGCGTGGCGGCGAGCTTATAGGTGCCGCCCCCATTGAAGCGCCGATAGAGCTTGCGGCCCGTGACCGTCGCATCGCCGACCGGGATCGCGGTCAGTGGAATCTGTTGATAGACGCCCGTCGCCACAGCCGGCGGCGCGCCGCTCGCGACGCCCGCGTTGATAATCTTGTTGCCCGTCGCATTGCTGTACTGGTTCGAGAACGCGAAGCTCCCGTTGATGCGGATATAGACCTTGATGAAGGTGACGCGCGGATCGGTGGACGCGACGACGTTCAGGAGCATCCCGCGGGCCGTCGCGCCGCCGCTATAGGTGACGGCCGTCACGGCGTTCGAGTTGCCCGCCGAGACCGTCTCGCCCGCCGCGGTCACATAGGTGTACGTCATCACGATCGAGTCGCCGGTGCTCCAAATCGACGACACGCCGGCACTCACATCGTTGGCGAGCGTGGGCGCCGGGGTCGGGGACGCGATCGCCGAGACGACGACGCCGGCCGACGCCGGGCCGACCGTCGTCTCCCCGAGGGCCGTCACATACGTCACCTGATAGTCGTGGATGCCCACGTCGACGGCGCCACCCGCGGCCGGCACGCCCACGGTCGGGCCGCTGGCCGGCGGCGGCGTCGCCCCCGAAATCGTGACGGTGCCGAGCGGCCCCGGCAGCGATTCCCCGGACGGCGTGACGAACGTGTAGGCGTACTTGTAGACACCCGCCGCGAGCCCCACCCCGCCCGCAAGCGTCAGCGTCGGCGCCCCGCTCGGCAGCGCGCCGGTTCCGACGAGCGCACCAAGGCCGCCGACGTGGACGCCGGTATACGCGACCTGGATGATGGTCGAGCCATCCGGCGTGACGCCGACAATCGCCCGGCCGCCGCCGGGGTTGAACAGCGTGACGTCCTTGACCGGCAGGATGGTTTCGCTCGCGAGCACATCACAGAGCAGCGCCTCGCCGTGCCCCTTGCCGTAGACGCGCGTGCGCAGCTGCGAGTCGTCGGCGTCCGCGACAATCGGCGGATCGTGCATCAGCAGCCGGCCCGTGCCGTCGACGGGCTCCGGCGCGTCGGTCAGCTCCTCGAGGAACAAATGCAGGTCGGCCGCTTCCCAGTAGAAGTACCCGCCGATCAACTTGGCAATCTGCCGCAGCGCGCCGTTCAGCCCTTCCGTGCCATCGAACGCCACGGTGACCGTCGGCAGGCCCGCCTGGACGTGCGTCGCGGTGAACCCGGGCGCGAAGGCGGCGACGAGTTCCTGCGCCACCGTCGTCGCCGAGACGTTCATCCAGGCGCGGAACGGCAGGCGCCGATTGGCCCGCGGCGTGTCGTCGATCGCCCGGCACGGGTAGGCGACAAACTGCGGCCGTCCCTGGTACGTCGTATCGACCGTCTGCAGCGACCCTTCGAAGAGCAGCCGCGGCGTGTTGCTGTTGAGGGTGATCTTGAGGCGCATCGCCGGCTCCGGCGCCGGTTCGCCCTCGAGCGTGAGGCTGCAGGTGTTCGGCGCGTCGTTCAGCACGTCGCGAATCGAGAACCCTTTGCGCCGGACGCGGTGCGTGACGTACTCGCCATTCAGCCAGATCCCGACACGCGTCTCGCGCGGCGGAATGAGCGCGGCCGGGAGATAGGCCAGCCGGAAGTTGTTCAGGCGCGCGGTGCCGAGGATCGCGGGCTGCAGCGGCATCAGGACGCGCTCACCTTCGCGCCGGCTTTCATCGACCGCATGATCTCCGCCGAGATCGTGCGCGCGACGTCCTCCGCGGTGCCGTTGACGTAGAACGTGTTGGTGACCGCCCCGCCGCCGCCCGTCGCCACGAGACTCGGCCCCGACAGCCCGCTCATCGCGCCGGTGACGCCGCTGGCTGCCTCGAGGGCCGGGCGCAGCATGACGCGATCGAGCTTCGCGAATTCCGACGCGATGCCGTCGATCATGTCCGGCACGTACGAGCCGCCGATCGCCGCCATGAAGAGCATGCGGAAGTACCCGATGATCGTGTCGATGACGCCCTTGACGCCCGCCGCGATGGCGACGAACTTGTCGACGAGCCAGAGCTTGACGCCTTCGTAGACACTGCGCGCGATGTCGACGATCGCGCTCCAGTTCTTGAACGCGACATAGACGGCGACGATCGCGCCAACGACCAGGCCGGCCGGCCCCATCAGGACCGCTAGGCTGGCGAGCGCCGCCGGGATCACCGTCGCGATCAACGGAATCAGCGGCCCGATCGCGGTCACGAGCGTGCCGAAGGCGATCGCCACGGGCGTAAGCGCGAGCACGAGCCCCCCGACCCCGAGGATCAGCGTCTGCACTTTCGGCGACAGGCTCGTGAACGCCTCGAGAAACGGCGTCAGCGCCTCGGCGAGCGCGCCGCCGACCTTGCCCTTGAAGTCGTCGAACTTGTTGTTGAGCGCCGCGAGCTTGCCTTCGGTCGTCTCCATGTCGGCCGCGGCGGCGCCGCCGAACTTGCTGTTGAAGATCGCGATGATCTCGCTCGCGTCCTTGCCTTTCAGTTCGACGTCGGTCAGGTATTTCTTCAGCGTGCCGAGCTTGGCGCCATCCGAGCCGATGACGACCGCCATCTTTTGCGCCGCCTCCGGCAACCCGATCCCGAGCCGCGCCGCGAGGTTCACCGCGGCCTGAATCGCCGGCGCCATCTGCTCAGGGCCCAGCTTCCCGATCGTGGTCAGTGCGGTCTGCGCGGCGGTAATGGCGTCGTCGCTATAGCGGGTCGTCGCCTGGAACTGCTCCGCCATCGCCGCGTAGTTCGCGATCGTCTCGGTGGTGAGGAGGCCCTGCCCCTGCAGGGCGGCGGTCAGGCGCGCCGTCGCAGCTTCCTCTTCGGCGAACGCCTTGATGTAATCGCTCGCGAAGGTCGTGACCGTGCGCCCGAGGTCGACGATCGCGCGGCCGGCCTGCTCGGCTTGCGCGTTGAGGTCGATGCCCTCGGCGGCGGTCTGGACGCCGCCGAGCGCCGTCTTCGCTTCCTCCGCCGCGGTGGTGAACTGGGAGAAGTCCGCGGTGAACTGCGCACTGATGGCCATCTACCGGCGGCCTCGCTCGATCTCGGCCTGTTCCTTCACGAGCTCCTCGCACAGCACCTGATAGACCTCGGCGTCGAGCGCCTCGACCCATTCGTAGCGCCAGTGACAGCGGCGCGCGATCGCCAGGGTTCTCACGAGGCGCTCGCGGTGCCCGGGCGTTTTTTTTCCTGCCGTGTCGTCGCGTCGTGCGCGGTGACGGCGTTCATGATTTCGATCAGCGAGTCGAAGTCGAGCAGGCGCAGCGCCGACGCTTTGTCCTCGGCCGACGCGCCGCGAATCGGGATCACCTGGCCCTCGAGGTCGGTCACGCTCCAGTCGAGCAGGTAGGCCGTAATGATCGCCATGCCGACCTTAGCCGGCGGGAGTCGTCCCAGCGCGCCCGGCGTCGTCAGGTCGACATCCGGCGCGGCGCGCTCGAACAGGTCCATCGTCTCGCCGGCATTCAGGCGCTGTTTGACGATCAGGAAATCGCCGTTCGAGAGCGCCAGGCGCGTCGTACCCGGCGTGACGACGCGCGACATCGCGAGGGTTTCCATCTAGGACTCCGGCGGCCCGAGGTGCGCCGCTAAGGTGGTCTCGCCCAGGGTGACGCCGAGGATCGGCCAGCAGAAGAACCCGCCGACCCGCGGCGCGGTGAATTTCAGGTCGCGCTGTCGGAGCTGAAAGGCATCGGCGCGCTGCAACTGCGCCTGCAGCGTCCAGTGCCCCTGCGGCGTGCGCTGCACCGTCCAGGCGCGACAGACGGCGGCGGTGTGATAGCCCCACACCACGGTTGCCTCGAGGCCGCGCAGCGTGACGTCGCCCTCGAACATGTCACGCGTGCACGCCGACGACCCAGGTCGTGCCGTTCCAGTTGGCTTTCGAGCCGTCGCCCAGCTGGATGAACTGCCCCGTCGTCCAGTTCGTCGCCGGGCTCGCGGTGACGCCGGTCAGCGCGGCGAAGTTCGCCGGCGGTGTCGCGCCGGCGGGCGTGAAGCTGCCATTGCCGGTGCCTGGCCCCGCGCCGGTCGCGACCACCGTGCCCGGCACGGTCCACGCGCCAGCGGCCTTGAATTCGCCGCTGACTTTCGGCGCGTCGAGTGAGCAATCGATCTCGGCATCCATGTACGCCGAGCCTTGCCAGAAAAACGCCGACTCGGTCGTGTTCGGCATCAACTGCAGCGTCCCCGGCGTCGGCGACATCGCCGCGCGGAACATCGCCAGTTCGGCGGAATTCCAGAAGCCCTCGAAACTTCCGGAGATATCCATGAGGCCCGGGATATAGACCACATTTGTGTCCCCGAAGCAGGAAACGTCTTCGTACTTGGTCTTGAAACTGCCTTTCCAGGCATTGATCGAGACGATCTGCACGAGCGCCGAGCCGCCCGCCGGATCCCAACTGACTTTGCCGTACCGTCCGGTCTTGATCGACATTTGGTGTCTCCTTACGCCACGTCGCGCGTGACGCGCGACGCGCCTTTGGCCTCGAGGCGCCGGATCACGGCATCGATCGCCGCGCGGTGATAGCGGGCGGCGATCGGATCGAAGGTCGGCGTACCCAGCATCTGGCCGCGGTTCTGGCCGGCCTTGTTCTCGCGGACCTTGGTCCCCTTCTCGTAAATCCAGCCGTGCGGCGCCGTTTGCACCAGTTCCACGCCCGCCAGGAGCAGGCCGCCCTGCTTCGGCTTGCGGGTGATCACGCCGGCCCGGAGGGCGCCCGACTTGAAGGGATACGCCGCGGCGATCGCCGCTCGCGCCGACTCGGCGACCGAGAGGAAAATCTCGTTCGCCTCCTCGGTCATCCCGGCATCGAGCACCCGCAACTCGTCCAGAAAGCTGTCGAGGCCCGTCCACGTCACGGCGCCGAGACGCGACCGCCCAGCATGACGCGCCATCAGGTAAAGACCTCCCGGCAGGTGACGACCAGTTCGACGTCGCGCTCCTCACGGTTGATGACGGAATCGACCTGGAAGATCCGCCCGTTGGCGTAGTGCACGCGGGTCGCGGTGTTGATGCCGGGATGGAAGCGGCCCGTCAACAGCGTGGCCTGGTCAACGCCCTGGCTGAACGCCGCGCACCACCAGGTCGGCGGATCGAGCGGCAGATAGCCGTTTGAGCCGTTTGGCGTGTCCAGCGTGACGAGCTGCCGCAGCGCGCCGCTGTTCATGCCAGGCTCGGATCGTGGTAGAGCGCGAGCAGCAGATCGACGGTCTGCAGGGCTTTGCGGAGTTGCTCGGATCCTTCATCGCCGCCGCGGCGCTCATAAAAGGCGTCGAGCAGGATCAGGATCGCGTGCCGCACCGGCCGCGGCACGGTCGTCTCGGTCCAGGTCGCATCGGCGGCCGGGCCGAGCTTCGCGATGACTTGTTCCTGCGCCGCCTCGAGCTTCTGCGTCACGTCCGCATCGTGCGCGGTGTCGGTGAGGCGCAGATGGTCTTTGGCGACGGTCAGCGAGACGAGCGGCGCGGCGACGACGACGCGCGAGAATTCGAGCGGCATCACTTCTCCGCCAGGGCGCCGACGGTCGCGGCAACCTCCTCGTCGGTCGGCGTCGGTGCGACGGGGGCCGGCGTGGGTTTCGCGAACGGATCGGCGGCGTCGCGCTCGGCGAGCGCGGCGAGGCTGAAATACTGTTGCTGGACGTAACAGGTATCGCCGCCCTCGACGGGGCCGAGGCCGAAGTACTTGAAGCGCGCCTCGTTCGGCGTCATCACGCCAGCCTGGACGGCATCGCGCGACGCGGCGGTCTTCGTCGCGGTATCCATCCAGAGCAGCGCGTCGATGTCGAATTCGGTGCCGTACGGCGCCGGCAGCTCGCACCCCTCGTCCCAGGTCGTCTCGATGCCGGTCATGTGCACCTGCAGGCACTGCGACTGGTACTGGAGCTGCGTCGCCTCGCTGTTCGCGTAGGGCGGCTGCTTGCTCGAGTCAACGTAGGAAATCGGCACGCCGAAACAGCCGGCAATGGTCGCCACGGTGGAGTCACGCTGCGCATTGAGCTCGGAGTCTGCGGCGGTCGTGCCGATGTCTTGATACTTCATCCCGTAGCCGACGATCGCGGTCTTGCCAGGGCCGAGTGAATGCCACGTCGCCGACAACCGTTCGGCGGTCTTCGGATCGATCTCGGTCGGCGCGACCAGCAAGCCAGACGGCCGGCCGCCCTTCGAGAAAAACTCCGTCGACTGGGTCTGGATCGTGTTCGCCTGGAGCGCGGCGCCGCCACACGCATAGAGCGGCGAGAGGCCGACGAGCGGATGGAAGGCGCAGTTCCAGCGGTCGTGCATGATCTCGCGCGCCGGCACCGCCAGCTCCGACGGCAGCCCGGCCAGGTCGGTCGGGTGGAGCTGGTAGTAGACGCTGCCGTCAGGCGCCACGAGCGGCGTCACGCGCAGCGGGTCGAGCACGTAGAGCGCGGTCACCACGCCGCGCTCGTCGCGGTCTTTCAGCACGTAGGTGTTGCCGAACAGCAGCTTGGAAAACATCCACTGCTCGAGGAACTGCCCGATCGTTTGGTAGCGGTTCGGCTTGCGCAGCACGGGCGAAAACGCCGCGCTGGTCGTCTCGTTCCAGATGCCGTCGTTGTCGAGCGCCACGAGCCGCAGCGGCGTCTTGCGAATGTCGCCGGCGATCAGCGACACGCAGCGAAACACCGTCGGGTTCGACAGCGCGGTGTCGACGCGGATTTCGTCGTTGTTCTGCCAGGCGCCGGTATACGGTTCGCGGACGGTGACCGGCCACCAGGCACTACTGCCGACGGGCCGCGCCGACGCGAACGTCGACGCGAGCCGCGATCGGATCGTGCTGAGGAGGCCCATGCTGCCGCGCGCTCGCTATTCTTCCGCGAGGGTCGGCATCGCGCCGGTCGGCGCCGGCCACGCGGTCGCGGTCAGGTACTTCACCGCGTTCGCGTTCGCCTTCGCCCAGTTCACGAACCGCTCGGCGCGCAGGCCGACGGTGTTGGTCTGCCAGAGCGAGACGTAGACGGTCGTGGCATCCGCGGGCGAGGCCGGCGCGGAATCCATCTGTAGCGAGGCTTCCTGCGACGCGTCGATCTCGATGCCGCCGTCGGCGTAGAGCACCAGTGCCGGTTGCAAGGCGATGACGTTGGTGCCGGCGGCCTGGCTGGTGATGAACGTCAGACCCTTGTAGGTGCCGCCGTTGATGGTGAGGCCGGGATACTGCGGCGAGCCGTCGAGATTGCTGCGGAACGACAGCGACAGCGCGTTGGCCGCGGACATGATGAACGCGACGCCGTCGACCGCGATGTTGTTGGTCGCAAAGTGCGCGATCAGCCCCATGATGTCGGCCATGGGGTTGGTCGTCGCGGCGGCGGTCGGCGCCCCGTTGGTGATCGACGCCGGGTTCACGCCCGCGACGGCGGCGACGGCGGGGTCGATGAACTGCGCATCGAGGAACTGCGCAATCCCGGCGACCATGTCCTTGCGGACCAGATCCTCGGCGTCGGGATTCGAGAGCATGATCAGCTCTTTGGTGAGCACGATGATGCCCGCGGCCTTCGAGATGCCGAGCGAGGTCGACGTGAACGCCAGTTTCGTCACCGGCTTCGGCTTCGATTCTCCCACCCAGCCGTACGTGCCGCCGGCGCTCTGGCTCGGTACCTTGGTGTTGAACGGCACGACGCGCAGGCCGGGAATCTTGCCGAGGATGGTCGCCGGGCGCAGCAACGCGATAAAGTCGTTCGTGATGTTCTGATTGACCAGCGGCGACGCCCAGGTCGCGTCGGTCGCCGTGCCGGGCGCGACCGCGGCCTTGAGATACAGCGCGACTTCGGGCGTATCCTTCCAGCGCTGTTCGGCGTAGGTGATGGCGTTGACGCCGGTCGGCAGCATGCCGGTGCGATCGAGCATGCGCGCGCAGGCGGCGCGCACGAACTGCGTCCCGATCGGCACGTTCGCCTTGACCGACACGCTCTGGTAGGTGGACGTGACGAGCGGCGTCACCGCGGGCACCGGCGTCGCGGTCGCGATCTGGAGTTTTTCGTGGTCGCGCCAGCGCGCCAGGTCGGCGTCGATGCTCTTGACTTGCAGCGTCAAGCCGTCGTGCTCGGTCGCCTGCTCGGCCTCGAGCGTCTGGCCCTCGCCGGCGGCGCCTTCCATGATGTCGGTCATCCGCGCCGCGAGCGCCGCGCGCTTGTTCTCGAGGTTCTGAATGTGTTCGGCGGTCGTCGGCTTCATGGTCTTGACTCCTGAAACGGGGCCGACGACGTCGGCCGATTTGATGCGCAGAATGGTCGCGTCGCGGTTCGCGGGCACGGTCACCAGCGACAGTTCGCAGATTTCGCTTTTGACGATGCGGAGGACGCCGCTCTTGAGATACTCCAGGCCGTCGGCCAGCGGCTTCCAGCCGATCGACACGCCTTTGATGAGTCCGGATTTCAGCTGCTGGCGGACTTGGGTCAGCAGGTCGCGCAGCGGCCCGGGCTCGTCGACCTCGGCGAGCTGCGCCTCGAAATGAATCGCGGTGCCCTGCTTGCGCAGCGTCGCCGTGCCGATCGGGCGCTCCTGGTCGTGATGCAGCAGCAGCGGGATCGCGTCGGCGAACGTGGCGCCGTTGATGTCGAAAATGTGGCCTTGCCGGTCGAGCGTCGGCGTCGCGGCGATGCCGCTGAGCGTGCGGCAGGCGGCGTCCGCCTTGACCTCGAGGGTCGCGGTCGCGTGGTGCAGATCGGCCATTGGCCGTCAACCGTACGGTTGAATGGCCGAGGTGTCGATTTTTAAATGAAAAATTCGGGTCAGTCGCGCCGCGCGAGCAGCCGGCGCAACCAGTCCGACAGCGTCATCCGCTGCGTCCGCGCCTCGACGCGCAGCTCCTCAAGGCGTTTCGACGACAGCGACACTTGCACCGGGACGGAGGGTTCCTGGCCATCGACGTACGGTCGACCGACGCGGCGTTTGGGGTGTGCCATTCCGCCTCCTATCCAAAGACCGCCATCGTGTACTCCGGCGCCCGGGTCCGCGCGTTGCGGTCCATCAGGTCGACGGCCATGATCAACGCGACGACGCCGTCGATCCGTTCGGTCGACAGCACTTTCGACGGTTTCAAGTTGCCCTGCGGATCGCTTTCGACCGAGACGTTGGAGAGATTCCAGCGCAGCACCGGATGGCCGTCGTGCCGGAGTTGGCGCGCGAGTACCGCTTTCTCCAGCGACTTGGTCGGCGCCGACAGCGACCCGAATCCCTGCCGCATCGGCACGCACGCCAGGCCCTCCTGCTTCTCGAGCCGTGACACGAGGTCGGTCGCATTCCACGGGTCATAGGCGACCATGCGGACGTCGAATTCGGTATGCCACGCGAGCAGCGCCAGGCGCACGGCCTCGTAATCGACGACCGGTCCCGGTGTCGCCGTCAGGTACCCGTCGCGCGCCCACTGGTCGTACGGCACACGGTCACGCAGCGACCGGTCGCGGATGCGCTCCCGCGGCACGAAGAACTGCGCCAGCACATCGAATCCCGTGTCATCGGGAAACACCGCGACGAGCGCGGTCAAGTCCGCTGTCGACGACAAGTCCATCCCGACGTAACAGCGGCGGCCGCCCAACGCCGCGCGCGGCCGCGGCGCCTTGCACGCATCCCAGGCGGACACCGCAATCCATCGCGCGGCCTGTTCGGTCCACTGGTTCAGATACAGCCGGCGAAAGTTGTTTTCCTGCGCCGGGATTTCCTGCGCCCGCGCACACGCCGTACGCATCTCCTCGAGCGAGCGGAAATCGCCGAGCGCCGGGTTGGCTTTTTTCCAGACGCGCTCTTTCGTCCAGTCTGCATCGACCGGCGCCTCGTAGAGCACCGGCAGGAACGACGGATCGAGGTCCGGCGACTCCGCGACCTTCTGCGCGTGTGCGTAGAGCTCCCACAGAATCGAATGGCGGTCGTACCCCGCGGTCGAAATCGCCAACAGCAGCGGCTGCTTCCGGGCGCCCATCGACGTCGACAGCACGTCGTACAGTTCCCGGCTCGGTGCCGCGTGCAGCTCGTCGTAAATCACCATCGAGGCGTTGAACCCGTGCTTACTGTACGCCTCGGCTGAAATCGCCTTGTAGAAGCTCCCGCTCGCCTGGTGGACGATGCGCTTTTGCGACTCGACGATGTAGCACGCCGCGCTCAGCGCCGGATGGTTCCGCACCATCTGCGCCGCGACGCCGAACACCAGTCCAGCCTGGTCGCGGTCCGCCGCCGCCGAGTAGACCTCCGCGCCGGCTTCGCCGTCCGCCAGCAGCCCGTAGAGCGCGATCGCCGCGGCGAGCTCGGTCTTCCCGTTCTTGCGCGGCAGCATCAACAGGCACGTCCGGTACTGCCGGAGCCCGTCCTTACGCCGCTTGAACAGCTGTTTGACGATACGGGTCTGCCAGGGTCGCAGGTCGAACGCCTGGCCGGCGAACGCGCCCTTGGTATGGGTCAGGCCATTGATGAACGCGATCGCGTCCTGGGCGGGCACTGGGGCCGCCGTCGGGGCCGTCCCGGCGTGCCGTGTGGGTGCCTTGCGGTTCCACCCCCCTCGGCGATCCAGTTTCCGCCCAGTCGTGTCGGCTTTCGGCATACGTGGGAACTAGGTAAAAATTACGCAAAGCCTGTCTGTGAGCCGGAACGGTTTCCTCTTCTC